AGCCCACTGAACTATCTGCCTAAGGAATCACAGATTGAGTACTATGGATCATGTCCTGGAATAACCACATCAAAGACTAATGTGCGTGTTACGCCTATAAGCGAGCACATCATAGAGGTCTGTGGTGTTCCCAATATCTATAGGGGACCGGAAATGAAACCGGAGTGGAAAGGTTATCAGGATTGTTTAGCTAACATGTCCATACCGGCGGTCCCATATCAATATGAGGTTCTGGAGTTGGCAATCAAGGATTACAAACGAGGTCTGAATGATATATTCAAGTCTGACTTGTGGCGAGATGCTCGTCCGCTGACAGATTTGGAAAATTGTTCTGGCATTCCAAGTTGTAAGTTCATTGATGCTATCAAGTTGTCAACAGCCATTGGTTACCCTCTCTCTGGTGAGAAGAGGAAGTTCGTCTATGAGATTGAGACACAGGAGGATTTACTCAATTATTATAGCGAAGTGGGATTTGGAAGTCCCACGGATCAAGAGATGCAGAGACTTGAGGATGTTTCCAATAGAGTCGTCAAGTTCGTACCGGAGATCTATGATGAGATAGACCGGTGCGAAGCTTGTTATGCAGCAGGAGAACGAGCGTATACTATTGCTAAAGCTTGTAAGAAGGATGAAATTCTTCCCAAGAAAAAGTGTAGGATATTCTATAGTAATCCTATAGCGCTGACGTATCTCATTCGGAAGTATTACTTGCCTTTGTTGCGTGTGTTACAGATGAACCCCCTGGACTCAGAATGTGCGGTTGGTATTAACAGCCATGGACCTGAGTGGGATGAGTTCTATGACCACGTGACGAAGCACGGTATGCATCGCTTGATCGGAGGAGACTATGGCAAGTATGATCAAAAGATACCTTCACAGATGATCATTGCAGCTTTGCGAATCTTGATAGATTTTGCGAAGTTGTGTGATTATACACAGAAGGATCTGGATATCATGGAGGCCATGGTTGGTGACATTGCTTACGCAGTTATCGCTTTCAATGGTGATCTCATCGGTTTAACCGAAGGGACACACATTAGCGGTAACTCCTTGACAGTGATTATCAATGGTATAGTTGGAAGTTTGAACTTGCGTTGTTATTACTTTGACAATTTGGCGCATCGTGGCACGAATTTTCGTGACAATGTAGCGCTGATGACTTACGGTGATGACAATATAGGTTCGGTGTCGGAGACTATCAGTGATTTCACTATCAAGGGCATATCCGAGTATCTAGGCGAGTATGGACAGATATACACCATGCCGGATAAGGAAAGTGAACTATTGGACTTTCTACCGGCTGAACAATTTGAATTCCTGAAAAGGAAGTCAGTGTATCATCCAGACTTAGACTGTGAAGTCGGAGCTCTCGTTGACAAATCTATATTCAAGAGTTTGCATTGTTTCATGCGTGATTCTGGTTCGCCAGACACGGAGGAAGTTGCAGCTGCTAAGAATGTGGATACCGCTCTGAGCGAATGGTTTAACCATGGCAGAGAGGTTTACGAGAAGCGTAGGCAGGAGATGAAGGAGGTCGCGCATAGGGCAGGCATAACAGGTTTCTGTAAGGAATTGGAAACCTCCTATGACGCGCGGGTTGAACGCTGGATTGATAACTACAAGGATGAGCCACGGCTCAAAGGTAGGAAGATCAAATTGCCAGACAAACCCCTGGATCCTGAAGCATGATGTAAAACTGCTTCACCCCGTCCTGAGTAAGACATTAAACTACTCGCCCCGTTGACCCATGGGGTTCTTTGTTGTATAGTTAAAGAGGTCTTTGTGTTATTGGTTACCACGTGCATGTTGTACTTTTATCGTTCTTTCATAAATATGTATAAGAAGGCTTTACACAAAAGGGTGGGCTCTATTTAGAGCAGTGTCCCCGCACAATTTTGAAA